TATAGTCCAGCAGTTTGATAATCTTTTTGAAACATTGAAGCTTCAACCATACAAGCATTAAACAGAAGATCATAACAAAAATCTGTAAAGTAGTTTGTGTTGGTTGCTGAAGTTAGTGTAGTAGGTCTAGAAATGTAAACAACCTCTCCTGCATAAGTAGAGGCTGGTGTAGGAGCAACTACTACTGTTGATCCATTACGTTGACCATAGTAACGTGGTTCTGATGTTGAAGCACTTACAGGCCAATAGTCATTAATAAATTCGTCAGTTCTTAAAAGAAGATTAATCTTAGAACTATTACTTACAATATTAAAGTTTTTAACAATGCGTGTACCTGTAGGAAGTGTAACTTTATTGTTACCACTTGATACAGCTATTGAAGTATAGGTAACTAAACCATAGTCATCTAGGTCTTTGACAAGTCTTTCTTCTGCTCTATTCACCATATTTGGAATAAAGTTAAGAAATTCGGTACTATCATTTTCAGTAGCAGCGATTAGTTCGTTGACCAGATAAGTATAGTTAGCCATAGAATACAGCCACTGTAGCTGAAGTAGTAGGTGCAGATACTTTTACTGGACCATTCATGTCCATGCCTAAATCAGTAAAATAAATTTCTGAAGCGTCATTTGCAGTAGTTAGAGTAAACTTGATGTTATTACCCTTGATATTTCCATAAGCATCTGTTGAAGTACCAGTGATAAGGAAAGTACCTACACCAGTAGCAAATACAGAACGTACACGAGTATCAGAAACTGTTACACTTGATGTAACATCTAGTACTGCTCCACTGCCTACAATGTATCCTTCACGAAGAGTTGTTGACATTTTATGCCTCTCATAAATGAGTATTAATACTTGTTGTATTATAACACTAGATTAAAAAATAAAAAAGGCAAAGGAGTGTAAAAAGAATTTCTTCTCTCTACACCCCCATGCCTTAGTCTAGTTCAACAGATTCTTAGGAGGAACCTGAAGCACCGTAGAAGCCACGCCAATCGGACCAGCCAAAGCTGTACCGTTCACGTGCCTTGAACCGGAGATTGCCAGTGTCAAAATCTGGTTCCATCTTTGTTGCAAGAGGTGCACGAACAAACATCTTTGTACCATTAGGAACATCAGTCTTGAGATACCAAGCGTTTGTGTCGGTGAACCGACGATTAACAAAGAAACCACCGGGAACAAGACCCTGATTACGAATTGAGTTGATCTTGTTCTGGTTGGTTGCACCGATGGAAGTGTCATTGGGGTTTACACCAATAACAGTTGTCATCTGGCTGTTTAGAATCTGGTCTGCAGTAAATGCTAGATCAGATGGAACGTGTAGTGACTCGGCCTGTGCACCGATTAGAATGCCACGATCATCTTTAGTTTTTGAGATTGTAATAAGTGCAGTCTCAAGTGAAGCTTCTGATAGATCGGTAGCACCTAGTGTATTGGACTGAAGACCAGCACCAACAGTTGGGTGAGAGGCTGAGAATAGTGCAACACCGTCACCACCAAGATAAGCAGCACTGAAGCCGTTATTGAAAACGTCTGCAGCTTTTACCTGCTTGGTGTTTGCCATTGCACGGGCTAGACCACGTGCACGTAGCTTGGCAAAGGTGTCATAGAGGTTGTCTTCCATAGCTTCTTCAGTAACTGCAAAAGCAAGTGCAACTGTCTCGTGTGTGTACCGAGCAGTGTAACCTTCTTGTGCGTCGTCATACTGAACTGCAGCACCTTCACCCTTTACAGGTGCAGTGCCGAAGCCGGTGAATAGAACTTCTTCTTCAAATGCACGATCTGACTGTTCAACTTCGTAAAGTGGTTCATGTTCGTTATCCACTTCACCGTATTCCATGCCAAAAATAGCATTTAGACCGGGAAGAAGTTCTTTTGCAATACTAGAGCGATTAATAGCCATTGTTATTTACTCCCTTCTTCCGCTTAGTTTACAGATGAATCAGCAGAAATGTAAGCATCGACATGTTTGACGATACGAACTTCTAGCTTTGGAAAAGCACGTTCTGCTGCTACATCAATGTCATTGCCCGGTTCATTAACAACTGCGATAGCACGAAGCATGGCACTACCTGTGGTACGTGAACTTGCGTCAATACCAAAACCTGAACGGCCTGTAACAGTTGAACCTGAACCTAGAGTAACATTGAAGTTTTGTGAATTAATGTCACCAATAGATACTGAAGCGTCAGCTTGAATAACAAAGGTGGCAGATGGATTATCCATAACATAAGCAACTGCTTCTGTTACTGAAGTTCCTGAAGGCCAATAAGCAGACCATTTTGGTTCGCCATTGGCAACATAATTACAACCCATGAAAACACCTAGTGCTTTCTGAGTTGTGGTTGTTAGGACGTTTACGTACCCACCAGCATTTACAACAATATCACCAGTAAAAATGTTTGCAGCATATCCGCTGGAAACACGGTATTCATTCATACCGCTGCTATTTGGTGAACCACCACGAATGCGAGAAGGACGTAGACCGTCAAGTGCTTTTGTAGTAGACATATTACACTTTCCTTTCTATGTGCTATACATTGACATGTACACTCGTCGGTCTACAGTATTCAATCTTAGTCCTTTTGAAACTTAGCTTGTTTACCGCGACTAACTTGTGTACGACTTTGGTTTGAGATAGGCATACGAGAATCTGAACTATTCATTAGCTGTGCATTAACTGCATCAACCATTTCTCGGCTACGATTCTCATAAAATTCTTGACGAGATTCTGCAAGTTCTTTAGGCATCTTTGCTAAAGCCAAGTCTCCACGACAGACTGCACCTACATATCGTCCACCCTCTCTCACGTCAGAGGAATGTAGCATTTCTGGAACTTCATCTGCCTGTACAAATTCCCAACCTTCTGCTGTACGTTTACCTACATTCTGGTAATCTTCTTGATTACGAAGAGTAATACGAATCCAACGAAGAGCCATGTCTTCATTAGCAAAACGGTTTTTAACGGACTGAGGAATATCTAGCCAATTAGGCTCCTCAAATGTTGTACGACGTTGTGTAGTTTCCCGATTAACGCTATTACGTGATTCATTTCGTGTTGTCATTGTATTTCCTTCCACGCTTAATTGTAAATTTCTGTGTATTCGCCATCAGCACTTTCAGCCTTTAGCTTTTCCGCAGCATATTGTTCAAGTGTAATACCCCATTTATTGGCTCTGCGAACATCTTCTTGAGATAGTTTCACTTTATTGCCTTTAGTGGTTTGAGGTGTGCGTGACGCACCTGCAACTACTTGAGCAGAATTTGACGGTGTATCCTGCAACCGTGGTGTAGCCTCTTCCTGTTTTACAGCAGGTTTAGGCTCTTCGTATTTGTGAGGAAACTGGCTACGTAGTCTATTGTCAATTTCCTCATAAAAATCGTCATCGGATGGATCATATCCTTCACTTTTTAGTTCAGCATCTGCAGTTAAAGCTGCTGCAGTCATAATCTGATCCTGTCCAAACCAAGGATTCTTACTTGCCCAAGCTACAGCTTTAGGATCATACTCCTGCTGCTGTTGCTGTGGAACATGCTGTTCGACTGTTTGACCAGCAGCTTGAAGACGTTCGTTATATTCTTCCCACGCACGTTGCTGCTGCTGAACAACCATAGACTCAGCATAAGCCTTGGACATTTCTTCTTGTGCAGCAAGCATACGATCTGTATCACCAGAATCTGCAGCTTGCTTAAAAATTTCCCTAGCTTGTTCAATACGGCTAGTAATCTGTCCTTGAGTACTATCAATATTAGTTTTTAAACTACTAGCTAGTTCTTGTTCTTTTGTTTTAACAGAACCACGAAGATTTTCTACTTCACTACGAAGTTTTTCAATTTCTTCTTCTCGTTCTTTACGCTGCCGAATAAGCTGTTTGATACGCTTCTCAGCACCTTTAGTCTTAATACCCTCCAACTCTTCTGGTTGTTCTTGGGCTGGTTCCTCCTCTTCGCGTACTTCCTGTACTCTTTCTTTATTCTGTACTACTTTTTCTTCAGGTTTTTCTAATTCTTCTTCTACTTCAAATTCTACCTTTGGTGCAGACTCTGAAGAACCTGAAGTATTAATCTCAGACCATTCTGATAGGTCTACTTCTGTTTCGTCGTTACTCATTACTCTTTTCCCTTTCTTATCGCTAGGTGCGAAACTAACGCTTACGGCTGATAATTAGTTATTATATACTAATTAAATTAATTAGACAAATTAAATGTTGGGTCTAGATCAGAAGGCTTGTCAACACGCATAATAATCTGATCGTCAAACAACAGAATCATCTTTACACCTTTGTATTGAAGCTTCTGTCCAACAAACTTACCATAGGCTACATAATCACCTTCTTGACACCAAGGACCAAAAAGAAACTTTTCTGAATCCTGATATGCTAATTCACCTAAAGCTAATACTTTACCGACTGTAGTTAAATAAGCAATATCGTCCTTAGTTGAGTCAGGGAGAATAATACCACCCTTTGTCTTCTGTTTAATTGATAAGGGTTGTATTAATACATGATAACCCGGTAGTTCTGGTAAGTCTTCTTTTTTTAATTCAATACCTTCATCTGAAACCCAATCAGAGTTAGGAATTGACTTGCCCATCGAAGGCTGTTGCATTTATTACTCCTCTTCATAGATACGAATTTTAACAATGTTTGTTATTTGTTCTTTCGCCAACTCTAGTCCTTCTATACGACCAACGACTTGACGATACTCATCGTAACTTGAAGAGCCTCCATATGCAAGTAAATTTTTTAAATCTTCGATTTGTTTATCAAGTTCTTTTGTTATTTCTTCCCATAAAGTCATTAACTATTCTTATTAGCCTCTTTTACAAAACCTGCTACCATGTCTGCAGCTTTAAGCATTTTAGCTGTATCGGCTGACTCTTGAGATTTAGCCAAGTCCATAATAGCATCAAGTGCTGCAATGGCTTTCTTAGCATTACGATCTTTTTCTTTTTCTTGAATATTAGTTGAAGTTTTAATACCTTCTTTCATCATGTCAATTTGTATCTGTGCTTCCTTCAGATCAAGTTCGCGGTTCTTCATTGCAGCTTCAACACTTTCCTTAGCTGTCTGTGCTTGAACCTTAGCTTGTTCAACCTGTAGACGCTGCTGTTCAATCTGAACCATTTGTGCTTCTGGTGTAGCTGCCTGTTGCATTTGTGCCATAGCCTGATTAGCTTGAGCGACTTGCTGGGCTGCTTCAGCCATAACCATTTCCATAACGCGAGGATCATTAGGATCAACCTGACCAGACGCAATAGCTTCTGGACCATACTGTTCAATAAGCTGTGCTGCAGTTCCTTCAACTTGTTCCTGATACTTCATGATCATATGTTCTTGCATATTAGCTTCTAGTACAGGAGCAATACGTTTCATTAGAGGATTAGCACCATTCTGTGGGTCTTGCATGTAAGCCATTTTAGCTTGAATGTGTGCATCATGGTTCTGACCCATAAAGGCTTTGATTGGTAGACCCTTAACTGCAGCCATAATATCTGAGATTGGATCAAGAGGCACAGGCTGTGGCTTACGTGGCATAATCTTATCAAGGTCTGGAACATTAGCAGACTGAAGAATAGAACGATTAAGTTCTTCCATATCAAACATACCCGGTGGTGACTGCTGTGCAAGCTGTAGAGCCATTTGAGCCATCATCATGCGATGGGCATTAGATGGAATGTTTGGATCAGATACTGGAATAATATCAATCCGACCATCAAAGTCTGACTTGTAAATCTTTAGTGTATTCTCTGGAATATCTACAAGTGATTCATCTGGTAGATATTCGTAGTTAATACGACCTAGAATTTTAAATTCGTCTTTTTGTGACTTATGAATACGCTTGTGAATAGCAGAAAAGAACTTGCTACTAGCTTCAAGCAGAGCCATTGTTGTTCCAACTGGTCCATAGCTTGCAGCATCTGCTACAACCTGTTCTGTACTGTCTGCAAACTTTTGTGCTGCATTGGAGACAAATCCAAGCATCTGGAACAATGTTTGTGAAGGTTCTTTGTATGGAAGAGGAATGATCATTTTAGATAGATCATTACCTACAGCTTCTACTTCTTTCCATTCACCCGGTGCAATAGGATCATTGTCTCCAACCATCCGCAACCCTTTAGCTTTGAAGCCGCCGGGTAGGTTAGCAAACTGACCAGCATCTACCAAGCCACGCATAGCTGCAGTAGCTGTCATTGTAAGGTTGCCAAGGAAATGGATCAGGCCAAGACCATAGAAGCCAAAGCCGGGTACAAAACGATAGTGCGTAAAGAAGATTTTCTTTTCACGTCGTTTGTCTTTAATGTCGTAGTTACGACGAATAGAAAGAACCTTCCGTGACTTTTGTTCAATAGTAACAATATAAGGAAGGGACAGACCGTCATCCTCACCGTGAAACTGCTTTGGCAAATCAAGATAGCAGTGCTGTTCAAGTAGAACATATTGTGGGTCATGTTGTGAAGAAGGGGAAAGACCCAAGATCGTATCCATCTTCTGTGCCATTGCTGTTTGTTCTGGCATAGAAGCATCAGGCAGGTCAACGTCGGCATACATACCTGCGGCTATGTCGCGTTGCATTTCAACTGGACTACGATAAATCACGTGAGTGTAACGGTCTGCCCGTCGCAGGTCCGTTGCATAATATGAAATATAAAATTGGTCGATAGGTACAAATTCAGATACAGGGCGATTTAGACCCTGATCAAAATATGTTTTCTTAAATGCTGATCCAATAAGTGGTAGATGAAAAAGCATACGTTCAAATTCGTCAAAGTATTCTGCAATCTGATCAGTAACCTGATAGTTCATGAATGCTTTGACGCGGTTAGCTTGGTCTTGTTTTTCTTCAGTAACGTCACCAACAATTTGTGACTTTACAGGACCAGCCGGTGGAAATAATTCTTGTATAGCTTTAGATTGAAACTTAACTGCTGATTCAATTAGAATGGGATGTACAGCAGTACAGGCACCTTCGAATGGTTCTGATGCTTCTTCTAGCTTTAGACCTAGCAAATCAAAGCCACGTTCAAACATAGACTCCCAATCTGAACGTGAGTCTTTATCTGCTTCAAAGTTGTCAATAACTTTCGCAGCTATATCTTCCAGTTCTTCTTCATCCATATCTTCTGCAAGATTACGATAAAATTCTTCTGGTTCTTCTTTTTGCTGTACTTTTGATCGTTCATCCACAGGTGGTTTAAATTCTACTATAATACCACCATCCTCTGGATCAAGTTCCATTACAGCTTCGTTACCATCTTCGTCAATGGTTCCGCTTGACTCTATCTCAATAGATAGTTCAGCCGTTGGAATTGGATCAAAGGGATTACGTTCAGTTGCCATTTTCTATATTGCC